CTTAGATGCGACACGCATCGTCGATCCGCTTAGCAGGATCATCCTGCGAGAAAAAACGGAAGAAGTGATACGCATCGACAAGGAAGGCTTTCACTACCGAGGCCAGTTCATTGCGGATGCTGGGGAAGCTCATCAGCTTATGGTCAAGTTTCTAAGGCAAAACACCATCTAGTCCGAACTCTGTTAACTATGTCGTTTTACTTTGCCTTTTTGGTTTGCGCGGCCTGCGGTGCTCTTGTTATTACGCTTGCTGGCTTCGCAGTTTTTGTGTGGCTGCAAGTTCTTAATGAGCTAGAAGAGCGTCGTGCTCGCAAAAAGCAACAACGTGAATCCTGTTTCTGACGTTTTAGCAACCCTTGTAGTCGCTTCCACTAATCACCATGACCGACTTCCACCCCGCGCCGTTTCAAGACTTTTCAACTGAGCTGGGCGATCCATGGCCTGTCGTCGAGCGGCTGCGAATGGCACTTTGCGAAGCCGAGCGCTACTGCCTTGGCGCTGAGAACTCCACCGGCCACTGCATCACATCCCTACTCGAAATCCTGCCTGACGAAGATGACTGACATCTCCCCCGCTGCACAGGCGGTGCTAGATGCCGCCTATCAGCGAATGGACGAAAACCCGCACAACGAGGTAGAAGCAACGCTCGCGGCCGCCCTGCGAGCTGCTGCGGATCAGGTAGTGCCAGCGCCACATCTTCCGTATGACTCTTGCTGTGATGTAAACGCATCAGCAATACGCGCCGAACTTTTGGCCATTGCTATTGAACTTGAAGCCCAGTAGTCACCTTCGTTAATAGGGGTAGCCGGTGGTGGGTCCTCACGCGGTGTCCACCTGGTGCCCGCAGCCGGCCTCTACGGGAACGCCCAGACTCTCCAGAAGAAGGTCTAGAGCGCCAGGGTAACGTCCGAAAACCCCTGGTGCTGCTGGCTTGGGGTCGTTACTTAATCCGTCTTAAGTAGTGGCTCCAGGCCGGTTTGTAACGGAATGCGACAGCCCGGTCTTGCGGTTGGGCTGTTCGTGTGCAACACTAAGGGCACGCCCGGAGAGACGGGCGCCTCTACTACTGAATTACAAATGGGAATCGTCAACGTAAAACTCGACCGCTCCAAGCTCTGTGGGTGGTACTTCGCCATTGGCTGGGCACGCATCCGCGTACAGCAGCGGATCGATGAGGCCAAGGGCTATGGCTGGGAGACCAACTATGAGGACCAGCAGCTGGAGCGGATTACTGAGATGGAGCAGTTCATCAAAATGACCTGGGATCAGGTGCTGGATGGTGACCTGCCTACTCAGACTGCACAGGAGGTCAAGTGAAGGTACTGCACATTGAGGAACTGCGATTTGAAGGCGACTATCTCGTTGTCGATGCCCTTGTTGATGACGCTGTTCTGGTCTATCCGCAGACACAGCTCGACCCGCCCGAGTGGGGGCCTGCCTTGTGCCGAGGCACCCTCTACTTTTCGGATGAAGACCTGATCCCAGCGACCGATGCTGAACTCAGAGTTCTCCTCACAGAACGAGTTGACGACTGGGCACCAATCGACACGTCTGATTGGTACAACTGAAGCCCGCGAGCTTCGCAATTCCCTCGATTACGACGACTGGGAGTACGGCACCGAGCCCATCCCTGGCGATACCCACTGGGTCCGGGCTCGGACCTTGACTCAGTTGTATCGCCACCTTATCTATGTGTTCGCCACTAGCGACACCATCAGCTCCACTCAACTAGCCCAGCTAGCCATCTACGAGATTCTCAAGTTGAGACTCACGGATCTCACTCGGATGCGCCAGCAAGACCCCAATTTCTTTGCATGAACTACGACGCACACGAGGATTACTACAGGAAGTCACGCGGCTACAACTGGCACGACATGCACGAGCTGCGCCAGCAGCCTCGACGCACCAGCACGGAAGTGCCGGACGTGTTCAAACACATGTTTTCCGACCGGGCTGCTTACGATGCTTGGGTCGATGAACGACGCAAACTTTACTTCGGCTAATGACTGAAAATTCCATGGTGCCGTTTTACCGCTCGTATTTATTGAACGGGCGAACAGTTTACTTGGACAAACTATCGGAGTTGTCAGACACTGAATTGCACATGCTCAACATTGACACCATGGCAGCGCTTAAAGAAGCACGTCATGAGTACGAAAACATTGAGAACAAACAGTCTGAAGAAGCGGGGCCTGCATATCGCAGGCTGAAGGTGGCCGGTTATTTCCAAGCTGCCATAAAACTTGAACTTGAATCTCATTAAACATGCAACGCTTTCTACTTGCCTTGGCACTTGCTTTTAACGCTCCGGCATTGGCACATCACACAGGTCGAGAAGTCACCGCAACCGTTTACCACCCGGACTATCACGGAGAGGTGGCGTATTGCGGAAGTGTGTATCGCCATTGGGAATTAAGCGCAGCGCATCCGTGGTTGCCCTGTGGCACCAAAGTGCGTGTGTCCCACCACGGACGATCAGTGGTTGTGCCAATTACGGATCGCTGTGATTGCGGCAGCATTGATCTTTCTGCTGGTGCAGCGCATCGTTTGGGTGTTCCACTCGATGGAACAGCGACTGTTTGGATTAGTTATTAGTTCTACACACTACGAGGTTCAACAATGAACTACATCGACGAGCTTTATTTGCGCATCAACCGAGCCTATCAAGCGCTTGAATCGGCAGGTGAGTTGAAAGCTGCAGACAGCGTTGAAGCTGCAGCGGCTGATGCTGGGACTGATGTTACAAAGTTGATGGCGGTTGCTGATTATGCAGCTTGGCATCTTGACCAGCTCCAAACCCAGTAGTCAACATCACTTCACGCCATGACCGACTACAAACAAATCTGCCTAAACTTGATCACAGCAATCGAATCCGAAGCTAGAGAGCACACACTCGGCTTTGAGTTGCACAAGGCGTATATCGAAGCCAACGATGCCCTAGCCACCCCCGAGGAAGTCCCGGAAGCCCAGTAGTCAGACCCTTTAACGAACTTCTATTTTTTGCCAAATTAGAAGTTGACACAGACCCACTCTTCCCTACTACACTGCACACGTTCCATCCAATGAACATGTACATCCTTTCTGAAGCCCAGTTCGACGAAATCGTCAAAGCTTTGGATGCTGCCCGTTTTGTTGTTGATACGTGCCAGCACGTCCAGATTGATCTGACTAATCCCAAGCAAACCATCCCCTTGCCCGTTGGCGAAGAAATTGTACGGACAAAAGCCGTACGCCAGTCTCAGAGTAAGACTCGCAAGTCCAGCCGTAAGGGTAAGCGTGGCGTGGCAGTGCTGACGGAGCCCAAGGTGCTGGAGATCAAGCGCCAGCTGGCTGCTGGCGGAAAGTCCGTTGGCAAAATCGCCAAGGAGTTTGGTGTACATCCCACCACAGTGAACTGTATTAAGTGGGGGAAAACGTGGAAGCATGTGCAGCTCCAGCAGGAAACTACTGAGGTTGTGGCGTGATCCTGGCGGACATCGACATTTTCACGCTGGCGCGAAGGGAGCTTGTTACTCCTTTCGCTAAGGAGTTGGTGAATCCAGCGAGTCTCGATGTGAGACTCGGCGAGAACTTGCTAGTGGAGTTACCGTCAACGCCCCAGTTGATGCCCTATTCGATTGCTGGGCACACGAAGGAAAAGCCGTTCATGCTCCAACCGCATGAGTTCGTTCTGGCTGAAACGCTGGAGGAGTTCAAGTTGCCCGACTGTATTGCTGGGCAGCTGGCGCTCAAGTCGAGCCGGGCTAGGGAAGGTATCGAGCATTTGCTTGCTGGATACATAGATCCTGGTTATAGCGGGAGATTGACGCTGGAATTGCAAAATGCGCGTTCTATGCACCCGGTTGCGTTGTGGCCTGGGATGCGGATTGCGCAGATTGTGTTCCATCGGATGACGATGCTACCCAGCAAGGACTACTCCCACACTGGAAGATACCAAGGCGACAAAACCGTTCAGGGGTCTAAGGGATGAGCGATCCGGTCAACTCACCAGCGCACTATGCGTCAGGAAAATTCGAAGTTATTAACGTAATCGAGGAATGGGTTAAACCAGCTCCAGATGCTGTGGTTGGTGGTCTGCACTGGCAGGTCATTAAATACGTGAGTAGGGCGTGGCTGAAGAAAGATCCTTACGAGGATTTTTGTAAGGCCCGCTGGTATTTGAACCGCCTCATCAATACCTTGGCTACGGAGGCGTACCGGGACGAATGAGGCATTGGTGGCGAGTTGTCGCCAAGGCCCTGGGGGAGAAAGCGCACCAGCACGATCGAATTGCTGATCAGGTTGCACTGGTGCGTTTTTACATCTTGGCGGCCTACATGATCACAAACATTTTCATTTGCGCAGGCGTTATCCGTCACTGGAATGACCAAAACTGTCAAACTGATCCACTGCACACCGGACGCTGAAAAGCTAATCGTCAAGATGGCTCGCGTCAGCAATCCACAAAACCAACAAAATTGGGATACCGGGCCAAAGTTGCTCGGGTATCTAATCAAACACAAGCATTGGAGCCCGTTTGAAATGGCTTCAATGTGCGTAGAAATTCAAACTGAACGTGATATTGCGGCGCAAATTTTGCGCCATCGCAGTTTTTCGTTTCAAGAATTTAGTCAACGTTATGCAAAAACTACTCCGGCAGAATGTCCGTACATGCGAATGCAGGACAGCAAAAATAGACAAAATAGTTTAGATGAACTAGATGAAGACATGCAAGAGCACTGGGCAAATAGATCTGCTCGGATAATTATGGATAGCTACAAAGTTTATGAAGAGATGTTGTCTGCAGGTATAGCTAAAGAAACTGCACGTCGTATTTTGCCGTTATGCACTCCAACAACAATGTACATGCACGGGACGTTGCGGTCTTGGTTACATTACATACAAGTGCGTACAGATTTTGGCACACAAGAAGAGCATAAAGATATTGCGCTCCAGTGCAAGAACATTTTTTCTCAATGTTTTCCTGTTATTGCGGAGGCTGCTTTTGATGAGATGCGCTAAGTGTGATTTTGAGCGAATGGATGTAGATCGCACGTGTCGGGACACGGCTGAATCCATACTTCGTAAACGTAAATGCCCTAAGTGTGGACACACCGTGTTTACGGTGGAAGTAGAACTACCGGATGGAGCAGCACGTCATTCACAAAGACATTGTTTAAAAAGGCTCCCTGGATTTTTACGTGTTCATTTCTCGTGATGGCAATAATAATTAACAGCAGACCGTGCCAGCAGTGCGGCAAAAGCACAACTAATCCTGTTTTATGTATGAAATGTTATCGCTCCAGTCCTGCTGGCTTGGAGGAAATTCGAATGGAGCGGGTGCGTCAAAGTTACAAACCTCAAGAGGATGGAGGGCCTTGTAGGCACTGCGTTCACTGGGAAAAGCGATGTTTGCTAGGGCTTCCCGAGGGTGGGACACTCGCGGCGGCAGTGTTGTGTTCGGCTAGGGAGGTTGACAGCCTGCTAGAGTAGTAGGGTACAAGTTGCCCTACCAGGCATGGACTTCCTTCAAGGTATCGAGCATCTCCACACGCTCGCCGATGAGACGTTGATCGCTTTTGACTCGGAGACGACGCAGCTCCAGCCGAAGATGGGTGGGATGCGGCTACTGCAGTTGGGTGCCCCAGGCAAACCGCCTGTGGTGCTCGACTGTTTTAACTTGGACGACAACGACTGGATCGAGGTTGAGGAGTTTTTCAGTGTCGAGCGCACATGGGTGGCGCACAATGCTGTTTTTGATCTTGGTTGGCTTCAGGAACACGAAATTTATCCAGCGGGAAAGGTTTTGTGCACCATGCTGGCAAGTCGGATCCTTACCAATGGGATGCCCAACGTGAAGCACGGGCTCCAGCACTTGGTGAAGCGTTATCTGCACGAGGATATTTCTAAGGAAGAACAGAAAAGCGATTGGTCTGGCGAACTAACTGATAGTCAGCTGCAGTATGCGGCTAAGGATGTGCTGGTGTTGTTGGATTTGTTTGATCAGATCCAGCAGCGGATGGCTACAGCTGCGCTTCATCCGGCTTGGTATTTGGAGTGCAATGCATTGCCAGCGATGGCGCAGTTGTGGCGAACAGGTTTGCCTTTTAACGAGAAGGACCTGAAACAGCTGATCGAGGATTTGGATATTGAGCACCACGAAGTTGGTGAGAAGTTTATTGAAGATTTTGATGCCGCTTTGTCAGAGGGCCACAAGCTTTGCCGTGGTATTGATGGCAAGTTGCTGTACCAGACAAAGCCTGGACCGAAGGGTAAGAAGGTAGATCCTGATGTATTCAACCTCAATAGTCCGGCGCAGTTGCTGAAAAAGTTCACTGCATTGTTGGGTGAAGCGCCGATTGATGCCAAGAACGGTAAACCTAGTGCCAGTCGGATGGCGCTCCAGGAATACGTTGGTGACCACAAAGTTGTTGCTGATTACTTGCGGTGGAAAAAGGTTGAAAAGAAGCGGCAGATGGCGGAAACATTGTTGAAGAATTTGGCGAAGGATGGGTTTATTCGTGCCAGCTACATGCAGATGGGGGCTGATACCGGAAGGATGAGTTGCATGAGTCCCAACTTGCAACAGATTCCGAGGGATCAGCGGTTCAGGGCTTGTGTGCAGGCGCCAGAAGGGTGGAAGTTTGTGGTGGCGGACTATGGGCAGATGGAGTTGAGGTTAGCGGCGGCAGAAGCTAAGGATTCTCTTATGACTCAGGTGTTCCAGCAGGGGAAAGACCTTCATACGATTACGGCGACACAGATTTATGGGGTCGCAGAAGGTGAAGTTACAAAGGAACAGCGCCAGATCAGCAAATCGGCAAATTTCGGATTGCTCTATGGAAGTGGTGCAAAAGGGCTCAGAAATTACGCAGCAGCGACCGGAATCCAAATGGATCTTGCTGAGGCTGCGGAAGTGCGGGAAAAGTTCCACGCTGCATATAAAGGCATCTCCGCATGGCAGCGCAAAAATGCTCGCGATGCTGATGCGGCTAAGGACAATCCATTTATCCGCATACGCCTCTCGGGCTTGCGGCGGTTTTTACCGGGCGAGAACAATAAACTCACAACGCGTTGTAATACACCAATCCAAGGGGCTGGCGCAGCGGTCCTCAAACTTACGCTCGGCAAATTGTGGCCTTTACTCCACGCCGACGGGGAAGATGTTGTGCGCTTGGCCGGCGTGGTGCATGACGAGATCATCCTGCTCGTCGCTGAAGAACACGCAGACACATGGGCGCTCCAGCTGCAATCTGTGATGGAGGAGTGCGAGGCGAAGTGGTTGGGGGAGATTCCGCCGCTTGCCGAAGCTAAGGTCGGGGATAGCTGGGATCAGGCAAAGTGAGTCAGGAGCAGATTGAGTATCGCGTGCGGATGCACCCGCGTCACGGCGGTACTCACGATCTGTTTGTCATCGCTCCAGATGCTTTCGCCGCGAGGATGAAGGCACTGGAGCTTTGCCCTGATCAGCACGTTCAGTCGATTTTGCGAGTCTCAGAGTTAGTCTTATGAGTCTCCCTCGTACGGGTCGTGAGCTGGTAATGGAATGGTTGATGCGAGAGGTTCGGCAGGCAAAAACTGCGGATTTGCATAGGGCTGCGGCTTTTTTGGAGTGGGCACGGGGTATTAGGAAGGGGTGTACCAAGCAGCGTTCCAGTGCGCGGGCGGCGCAATCCAATGCGTGGCGTAAAGGTGTGGATGAGGACGTGCGGTGGCGTGTCTAATGTGTCGCAGTATGCTACTGTGTAGGAGATTAGAGAAACAGTGATGCCGCTGAAGCACGGCTCGAAAATTTACTGCCAGCTACTGTTGGACAGTAATAGGTACAAGTTGGCTGAGCAGCTTGCAGCCAGCGAAGGCAAGCGGGTAACTGGAATGTTGAGGGATATGGTTTACGCCGCTTTGGAGAAGGCTGTTCCAGCGTCGGATTACAAGGCTGCAGAAGCTGCTGATAAGGCGGCCTGGGCGGAGTCGGTGCAGCGGCGGGTGCAGGGAAGAATGCGCTCCAAGCAAGAAGGAGATGTGTCAGAAACGGACGCATGAGACTCAGTCAAATGTCTTCATAGTCTGGTTCCAGCGGGCTAAACTTATTAAGCTTACACAGTAATTCACTCAAAGGTAATGACGCGCTATGTCGTCATGGTTGAAGACCGCTGGGTTACGGCGGTTTACGGCCCTGGCAAAGGGATTGGTCTTACCGCAGCCAAAGAGGATGCGTCCAGCTGGGTCACGTACGAGCGAGCTGTCGCTGCGGCGCGAGCTGTTGCTGAGTGTACTAACAGCACTGTTGCTGTTCATAGCATTGACGAACCCGCCTATCCCAAATCATGGAAGTAATTCCGTTCCAGCAACAACTAGACCCTGAATTGCGTCTAGGTGAAGGTCGCTCACGTACCAGTGCGGAAAAAACAGCACTGTTTGAGCTTAAGGTTTGGTTGCCTGGTCAGGGCGCTATGAGGGATTTGGTGCGGGCAGAGTCGCTCCAGCAGGCATTATTGTTTGCCCAAAATCGGTATCCCAACTGCAAGGTAGAGGTGCCGACACAGGCAGCAAAAAAGCCTAAACTGGTGCGCTCAAGTAACGGACCAAAAGAGTCGGCTCGACGCCGTCTCAAACTTATGGAGAGTAAAAATGAGCAGGCTTGAACTTGCCGCCTGGGCACGCCAAACTTGGGGCGAAGTAATCGTCGACCAAAATCGCGTCGATTTACTGGAAAAACTGTACGAATGGGATGGGCGCTCCGATCCTGAGCACCCACACCATCACACTTACACCGGGTTGTATTTGAAGTACACCGAGAATTAGTCAGAATTGTGTTTTATGTCAAACTGGCCGGTTAGGTTATCTGCGGCTTCGCGGATAGCCCAAGCGGCTTTTGTTTTTTCCATTTGGTGCAAGGTGTTTAGTACCAGTGCAGCTTCAAGTAGACCGCGATAGTCTCGCTTGTTAAACAGGTCCACTAGCCACTTGTCCTGAGCGGCTTTGTGGAAACAAGATTCTGGGGTGTGTTCGATGGGACGCATGGTTACATCGGGCGAACTTTAAGGAACCAGCCGGTGTCGTTGCCTTCGATGAGCCAGCGAGGTAGCCAGTTTTTGCGGGAGTACGCGATTCCCGCGCCTCCCTTGTTACTGACGTAGCCGCCAGCAGCAAGATCGGCTTCACCAAATGGATCATTGTGGATAAAGTGTGTCGGCGTAAATCCAATCACTACGCTCCAGTGACCTACGCCGCTTGGGTTATTAACGGATCCTTTGTGTAACCAGCCAACTGGTACGGGGTGGTTTTGATTTATTTCAGTCTCTAGATCTTCGACTGTTCCATCCAGCTCAAATGTTGCAGTTAACCCTAAAGATTTTAATGCGGCTATTTGCGCTTTGGGATCAGTTGTATCGCCAAAACGAGCGCGAATCTTGTTATATTCATAGTCGCCCGAAATCTTTCCGTAGTAGCGAGCAATCATTGCACAACTGGAACTAAAACACTGGCGATAACCTGTTGCTCCATCGTCTGGTCCCAGTTGATATTCATAGGAAACTTTAAGAATTTTTCCTTTTGATGTAACTGATGGATGTACAGTAGTGTAACTACTTATTACGTCTAGTAGTTTATTTGGGTATGTAGGATCTGTTGCGTAACCCTCTTTATGTAGCCACTTAGCGGCCTCATCGCGGGTGGCAGCATTATTGCAGCCTTTATACGACTTGTAATCCTTGTACCAGTGGTCAACTAGGTACATCACACAAGACAGTAAATCCGGGAAATCGATAAAACTATCTGTAATTGTTATCCACTGACCGTTGATAAATTCTTGAGTTTTTTTACTACTTCCTTCACCTTTTAAACCAAAAAAGTTATTTCTACCTGAAACTAATTTTCCATAATTAGATTCTAGTGCCCATTGAGCAGCTACAAGTTCTGGAAACTTTGCGCCAGCGATGCGGGCGGCCTCAAGTATTCCTTCCCAGCTGTTAGACAAGTTGTTTTGTTTGCCAGCAACGCTCCAAGTTTTGAACCAGCTTTGATCTCGACCAAGAATATGAGGGTTGACCTTGTTGATGGCTTGCTCCAGTTCGGTGATGGCTGCCATCTGATGGGGCAAGCCTTTGTAGAACCGGAACAGGTCGCCTAGGCGGAGTTTGTTGTTTGCCATGACAAGGTTCTCGCGTGAATTAGCGGCGACGCTTTGGGAACGCCAGCTTTAATACTTCGAGCCCTAGCTGGATCCAGCTGTTGGATCGTAGCTTGCTCATGCCGATCAGTTCGGAGCCAGCGGCTACAACGATTGCAGCAACGGCAATTTGTTGGTCGGTCATAAAAAGATGCGCTTTTACTGAGTTTAGCTGTACTAGAGAAGAAATCCAGTGCGCGTAATAGTTTCTACCGCTACATTCTGTAGAGCCACTGCTGGGTATGGACCATCGCATTGAAGATGGCGAATACTTAAACAAAAAAGAAGCAAAGGCGCGATTTAGGCAATCAATTCTTAAACATTGGCAAAACAAATGCGCGTATTGTGCGACTGATTTAGGTAGGTCAGCAACGCTGGATCACGTTCATCCCAAGATGCGGGGTGGGCACACGCACCAGCAAAATCTGGTAGCTTGTTGTTTTGCTTGCAACATTTCAAAGTCTGCCGAGGACTGGGTTGAGTGGTTTAGACAGCAGGATTTTTGGGAGCCCCATCGGGAAGATGCAATTGTGCAGTGGATTGCTAGGAGTTTGCTGTAGGATCCCAGCCCATGCCTTCGAGATACATCATTGCGATGTAGTGGTCTTCGGCGTAGCGGCAGACGCTGTTTAGGCAGGCGCGGTAGTACAGTTCGCCCCGCTCGTTTTCCAGTTGGTCCAGGGTGTAGCCGTTGCCAAAATCAGTGGTGTTGACGACGTTCATTTGTTTTGGCGGCTGACGGTCATTTCAATCTGGCGCACTCTAGTTTCAAGATCACTAAGTCTTTCTTTAGAGTCGTTCTTGAGTTCTTGAATATCGGCGGCTACTGTACTAACTGACTGATCCAATTTGGCGACCTGCATAAAAAGACCGCCTAGCCCGATGACCGCAGCGGTCAAAAGAGCTGGTACGGCTTGGTTGAACGGATTGTCGGGCGGTTTTGCCGTGATAAGCGCCTCTTCGTGGTGATCCATTACGAGGCGTAGCTTGACCTTTTTTATAGCTTAGCGATCGCTTTCAGTCGTTATTACGCCGGGGTCTGGGTCAGAGCCACCCTGGCTAATCACAACGGCACGACGGTAAAAAGCAGTGTCCGTTTTACCCGCAGCTTCCAGCGCGGCTTTAATTTTGCGCCAGTTATTACGGGTGTGCTGATCCACTAGCGTCCCTGTCCACGTAGTTTTTTACGATTGTGGTTGGGCACACTATGTTGCCCTTGACCCTGACGTGTTTTCTTGGGGCGACCGGGTTTGTGCTCAATGCGACCCAGTGCAGTTTTGGATTTGACCGCCATCGTTACTTACCGTCAGAGATTGCCGCCATTGCTGGGAAGCTCCGGTCCATCAGCAACAGAATCAGCAGTAGCAGGATCGGGAGAGTAAGGGTCACGGGGCCAAACGGGGTATTCCGCGCCTGTAATGTACTCAGCTAAAGAAGCGGTGTCAGGTGTAGCGGCAATAGTTGCGTTTTTAACGCCCGTGGCAATACGGATGTCCTCACGCCAGGTTTTTAGCAGTGGGTCAGCAGGCTTGCCGTTATCAGCCTCGCGGATGATGATCCAATCAGTGGGCTGCAGCAGGGTGCCGGCGGTAGTGCGGGTCTGATCGCACCACTGCTCCACGAGTTGGGCGTGATCTTTGGGCAGCAGATTGCCGTCAGCGTCGTAGCCCCAGTAGAAGCGCTGGTCGTAAGGGGTGGGGTCAGGTACTTCGGTGATTCCGATGGCTTCACGCTCTTCCGGCGTAGAGAGCCGCAACCAGTTAGCCGGGTACTGGATCCCATCGTGGGTAAACGCCACGTCTGGGCTTAGCGGTTTGCCGTCAAGCAGAAACATCTGTACTACCCCTGGACAGGATGCACGTATGGCTGTAGTCTACCCGGCCCTCTGGACTACTACTGTGACACATACACTCCAATCCGCTTGGGCGGAGTTTCGGGCGGAACGTGCTGCAGTGCTTTGTCCCACCAGCCTTGTGGCGGATTACAGGCAGGTGGATAAATGGGTAAAGCGGTGTCCCATCACTGAATTAGAGCAAGGGCGCCAGGTGCTTACGTGGGTTTTGGGTGAGCAGCCTGTTAAAGCAAGTCGCCGGGTGGCCATGTACGTCAAGGCGTTGTACCGCTGGGTCAGTAGCGAAGATATTGCCTATCTGCCCAAAAATCCGATTGCCAGTTTTCGGATGCCGAAGGCGCCCCAGACAGATGAAGAGATCATCGTCATTCCACGCAATGAAGTTGTTCTGCTGTTGACCGCATTGGAAGCACGGCGGACACGGCGCGGTGCACAGTGGTCGGCCTATTCCGAGTTCATGCTCCAGACAGCGATGCGGACAGGCGAGGTTCGTGCGGCTAAGTGGAACGACTTAAAAGATGGAAAATTACTTGTGCACTGCAACTACACGCTGACGCACGGACTAAAACTTTCGACAAAAACTAACAAAAAGCGCGTCGTTCCACTCAACGGGAAGTGCATGGAAATACTGGATTCCATGGAGAAGGACAGCGAGTACATCTTCCCCTACAACCGGTACGCGTTCCAGAGCTTTTTCTACGACAGGGCTAAGGAGTTACACACTGCCGGGCTAACCAGTCACCGCTATCGGCCGTATGACTTGCGCCACACCGCGATCAGTCGCTGGATTGAGGCTGGGATTCCGGTGGCACAGGTCGCTAAGTGGGCCGGCAATACCGCTGAGGTCATTTGGAAGCACTACTGCAACACGACCCAGGAGTACGAAATGCCGACCCTGTAGGCGTGTTCTCTAGTGGGGCGGGCTGGAAGCACTCAGTCCAACCTCCAAAATCTATGGCCGGAGTATAGCGGTATTTCTTAATCGCCCGCTTTAGATCTTTTTCAAGTAAAAAGGCATTCCAGAAGGTTGTTTTAATGGTTTCGCTTTCAACCAGTTCATAAGGTATCTGGTACATCCGTTTAGCAACAGTGCGTCGAGTGATGCCAATTTTCCAAAACTCCTCGCTGCCTCCACGCAGCCTTAGTAGGTAGACCGTACATGGAACATTACGCAGCTCGGGGCGAGCGTCAAAAAATTCAGTAGTCAAATATCCGTGGCCGCCAATGCTGCACCGTGGGCACTGATTAACGCCGTAAATAATCTTTTCCGCCTTAACGGAAAATTCGTGCTCACATTCCTGGCATTGAAACCAAGCTTTTTTCTGGATTCCGCTGAAGCCGTGCAGATAGTTGAATCCGTGCTCATCGCATT